TAATTCAAGGGGTCTAGACCCCTTCGTGGGGACCGTCCATGTTTCCAAAATAGTCATGACATGGGAGAACATATGTTATATATATGTTATATGTTTCCATTAGCCATGACATTTCTGCGCGCAGCCGCAAACGCACCCGACCCCTTTAATTAATCGCACCCGTCACCTTGGACTAAAGACTACAACCTCTTGAAGAGCATGTCGGCCCTCTGCAAGGTGTGCTTTCACTACAACCACGGTGAAAAGACGTGCGGCCGCTCGGTCGTAGCCGTAAGCAATGGCAACATCTACCACGACTACGCCAAGACCATTCGGCTCGACAAGACCAAGTGCGGCCCGGTGGGTAAATGGTTCGTCGAGGTGATGGGCCCCGACGGCCTCTCGAAACATGTTTCCGTGAGATAAAGCGCCGAGGATTTCTGGACGAGTCCCTCCCGTTCGTTCCATGTTTCCAAAATAGTCATGACATGGGAGAACATATGTTATATATATGTTATATGTTTCCATTAGCCATGACATTTCTGCGCGCAGCCGCAAGGCCAGCATAAAGAAAGATGTTACCTACGTTACCCAGGATGTGAACGAGCCCGTGTGCGCACGTGCCGCGCCTGCCCCCTAGGAGCTTGCCTATAAAGAAGCACCCGACACCCGTATATGTCGAGACGAGGTAGCCGGTGGCGCACACTGGACCGGCTGCAACGCACCGCCATGTCTGGTAGGTCAAGCACGCCACGGAGTTTGCAATGTCCACGTTGCGCCGCCAACCATACACCGGACGGCGCCAATGGTTGACCGAGCACGTGAACACCGCGGCGGTGACCGCCATGCCGTCGTACACTCGAAGCGAAGAGGCCAAGGCAAACGAGGCCACCGTGGCGAACGAGGTGCGGAACAGGATTGCCGCCTCAGTTGGCGTAGAGGATGGCACCCATGCCGTTCTTGATGCGCAGGATGTTGTAGTTGACGGCGTACAGATAGTTGCCGGCTCCACCGGAAAACTGCTGCAGCGTGATGGCCGTAGGCACAACCAGACGGTACGTATCCACGCGCGAAAAGTTGAGCGTGCCGGTCGGCTGTAGCTTGCTCGTGTCGAGGCAAAAGGGGATGATCGCGACGGGCGCGGCCGACTTGAGCGTCGGCAGGTACCCAAACTGCGTGTGGTAGTACTGGGGAACGTCGACCCAGTGGGCCATGTGGCGAAACTCGCCAATGTCGACGCCGTTGACTTGCGTCTTGAGCATGTAGCTCGCCGCCTTGTTCGTCGTGGCGTTTTCACCGGCCGCCCCGTAGACGATCGAGTACGCATTGGAGGTGAATGCGATGAACTTGACCGGGTGGGCCAGCGCGAGCTCCTGGACGGAGGTGGGCGCGATGGGCACGCGCTGCACCTGGGTCATGAGCATGTCGTGGTCCGACTTGGCAAAGTGGTCGCGCTCGGCCTGGTCCAGGTAGACAAAGTTGGTCCAGAGCACGTACTGCAGGTCCTGGTACTTCGCGACATTGACACCGAGAGAGGTGTCACCGTTGGAGTCACCGCTCAGGCCCGCGGCCCACGTCACGCGGAGCTCGACGTCGTGGTATTGCAGCGCGATGAGCGGCAGCGCCGAGGACCAATCCTTGTTGAAGAAGAACTTGAGCGGGAAGAAGGAGTTTTCGCCATTCTTGGGGTTGTCGACGCTCCCCTCCAGTAGGCGCTGGTTGAAGGTTTGGGCGCCCACGACCGGCTCAATCGCAGTCATGTACCTGAAATCGTGCGTGTCAATCACCTGGCCGCCAATCATGAGCTCGAGCTTGTCAATCACCTTGGACCAATCCAAATGGTGCACCATGGCGCCACGGGTGTCGATCGCGGTGAAGAAGGCGTACGTCATCAGGTCACCCTTCTTCTCGAACCGGATGGTCGAGATGCCGCCCGCGCGCGGGTTGCCCTGAATCACCTGGCGCTCGATCGAGCTCGCGTAGTGCGTGAAGCGGCGAAAGTTGGAGCGGTAGAACGACACCTCCGGCTTGCCCGTCAGCCACTTGTCTTGGTCGCCCGTCGCCACGAGCTGGACGATTCCGCCGCTCATTTACTCTTCGGCCAGGTTTTTTTTCACGCCACAGACAGCGGGGGGAGCGCGATTTCGTTGCGCTCGAGCTGCCGGATGGCAATGTCCATCGACTTCATGTGGGGGTTTGTGTGACCCTTGTGCTCGTTGAAGCGGTGGTAGTCGCTCTGGATGTAATTTTGCTGCCGGCTCGCGTCGCCAGCCTGTACGGGGAACGCAATCGTCTCGGCGCGCAGGTTTGTCATCGCGCCGACTGCGCCGATCGGGTCCGCCCGCACATTCATGCGTTGGCCGTTGCCTGCGCGGTCCTCGTTCGTGCGGTTGTCCGAGCAGCGCGTGAGCGCCTTGTCAACGCCGCCGCCGCCGGTCGTAAAGTACGGCTGGTAGACACCGTATTGAGCGGGGCCCAACTCGAGCGTGTCCTCGCGCATGCCCGTCTGTTGGCGGTTCGTGCACCGCTTGGTCTTGATGTGATCCGGGCGGATGTGGGGGCCGACGACCGCGCCGCCCTGGCCCTGCGCGTCTAGCTTGCCCGGCTCGCGGAACCACGCCTTGGAGGCTTTCGCCTGGTGAGTCACCTCACCCATCTGCGGTGCGCCGTTCTTCACGAAGCTGTCCATGGGGCCGTTGCGCCCCTCGAGCGTGGTCAGGCGCTCCTCATTGATGTTGTTCGGCAGCACGCGGAAGTACTGTTGGAAGCCGCCTGCGGCTGGAACCTCCGCGCCGATGCCGATGCCGGGCCCCACCTGCCGCCGCTCAACCGGGGCGAGGTTGTTCATCTTGTTCGTGACATACTGGCGGTTATACAGGTCATAGACGGGTTGGCCATACGGCCGCTTGTTCGTGTCCCGGTTAATGTCGCCGAAGGATGCCACCTCGTGCTTCGGTTGGATGTCAAACCCTTGGAAATCACGGCCGCACGACGTGCGACCAACCTGCTGCATCTGCTGTTCGTTATCGTGAGCGAAGCGTGTCGTGCGCTCCATGATGTGGACGGGGGGCGGGGGGCGGGGTGCCGTGGTTTTCGGGTCGTCGCTGAGACGCTTTCCTGCAAACACGAGACCGACAACTGCAGCGAGGGCCAGGGGGTCCATCACTCTACTTTTACTTTACAAAATAACGTTGCTCAAAACGAGTGTTCTGATCGAGCGAGTACGAATCAACCGGGCGCCAGTCCACGTCGTGCACGCGCATCATCTCGGGGTTGATCGGGAAGCCGTACGAGCGCTCCGTCCAATCCTTGTTCCAGCACCGGGTGGTCTGCGGGCGAAGCGAGTCGCTCACGTCAGCCATGCACTCGATGCATTTGCCCGGAGCCGGGCTGTAGTCCATTACTGGTAGCTTCCGTTTTTATTATTCAGCGCCCGTTGCCGCCACGCATCTGCGTGACTTCGGGAAAGTGAAAGTTGTGGGCGTCGGGGTTGCACGCCATGCCGCCTTGGTCCTTGCACATGGGCGCAAACGGCCGCCCGTACGCAGCCTGTGCAAACCCGGCTTGGTCGTTCGGGATGGTGGTCGAGGCGACGGTGTAAAAGTTGCGCTGGGCGTCGCGGCGCTTCTCAAACGGGTGGATGAACTGCCACTGCGCATCCACCTCGTCGCGCACGGTCGGGTACCACGCCGCGCTCGGCCGCTCGGGGTTGGTCTCGTAGTCGCTCAGGAGCACGTTGGCCATGGGGTTGTCGCGCGTCGGGCGGGTCGTCGGCGCGTCCCACGCCCCGCGGGCAGGCTCGGGAATGCGGCCGCTCGTCCACAGGTAGTACAGGATGGACAGCACGAGCGCGCCGAGCACGAGCACGCGGCGGTCGCGCGTGATGAGGTACAGGATGACGCACGCGTACAGGATGAACCGCGTCGTCGAGTACACGCGCTCGCGCGCCGACTGTTGCGCTGTCGGCCAAAAGTAGAGGAGCCGGTCGGAGCGGAACAGCTCCATCGATTACTTGTGACTGGTATTATTTTAGGGACATTCCACCCATCATCTGGGAGATGAGGCCTGTGAGCGCCGCCTCGTCGAGCCTGTTGTTCCCGGTGCCCGCGTTCATGTCCTCGGCGCACTTGGCGGCGGCCGTCTCGATCATGGAGAGCGTCTCGGGGGGGAACATGCTGATCGTCGTGCCCAGGATGTAGAGGGTCTGGATGTACTGCCAGATGGCATCCTTGGTCGCGGAGGACACGTCGTCGTTCCAGCACTCGTGCATGTTCATCTCCTCGAGGATGGGAATCTCGGCGAGATGGTTCTTGAAAAACTGTTCATCCTTGGACATGATCATGGCGGTGAAGGGTGCGATGCCCTTCATGAACACGTCGAGCGTCAGACGCGGGCTCGCTACCCGCGCGAGCTCAAACTTGGCCTGGTACTTTTTCATCGCCGCCTCCTCCGGAAACGTCAGCGCGAGCTCGCTCAGAAACTGCTCCATCATGTCGTTGAACGCAGAGACGGTCGACATTTCACAGTCATGGTCACTTCTCTTTAGAAGGGTTCCTTCGAGAGACTCTCAGTGTGCGCGTGGCCGTGGTTTACGATGAGGTAGACGAGGATGGCCACGAGGAGCGCGGGCTTGAAGTACGCCGAGTTGGGCATCTTCTTGCCGCCGCCGTTCACGCCGTTCTTCACGTGCACGTACGCGATGGTGACGCCCGCGCCGATGGCCGCGGCGGTCATGGGGTCACGACACCAGTGGTCCATTTACTCTGTGTCTGGATTTTTGTCGGTCGCAGAGTCCGCAGCATCCGGGAACAAGTCCTGGCTTTGGTCGGGTGAGCAGCCCACCACCGGGATGCTCTTTGTGCCGCTCACCTCGACTGGCTTTTCGATGTGGCCCCCGGGCGTCTCGGCCGGGTGGTACTCTGTTTCTTCGGCCTGCTCCCCTTCGACCGACGGCTCCTCTTGCGCCTCCTCCTCGCAGTCGCTTTCGCCGTCGCCGTCGCCGAGCTCCACGCCGT